TGGTGTGTCGATACCAGCAACTCGGACTCTTTCTTTCTTTGTGAGTCCAAATCCTAAATCAATTAATACGTCAATGGTATCACCATCAACTACTTTTAAAACTTCTTTTACTTTATATTCGTACGCCATTTATAGCTCCTATTAAATTATTCTGTTTCCTAATATACCACCTATTGCACTTTTAATACCGGCTGCTGCTGAAGTAAGTGGTTTTTCAGGTATGTAATCTTCGTATGTCATTGTTACAGATAATCTACTTAAATCATCTGCAGTTTGGTTACTTAAATCGATTTGGTTTAGTGTAGTTGGGAATGCATTCAATAATCTAACACCATAGATAGGTGTGTTTTCTCTGTCTAGTTGTTGTATAACAACATCCGTTGTATATGTTTCACGATAAGCTACTCGATAAGAATTTCTTGGAATAATAGAATCAATCCATCTATCAAACATTTTTCGAACATAGTAATCATTTGTTAAGAGAAAAGTAAAATCAATATCAGTATTAAAATAACCATTTGGTAGTTTAATTGCTTGTCTGAAATCACTATACTCTACTGTATTTATTTGTCTGCCAGGTATAGAACAAGACTCACAAAGAAGTGCAATGTCTCGTGGATCATTTACAAAAGATGATGGTTCAAAAGAACCTGACAATAATCCTGCAGCTGCTCCTTGAACATCAATATCAAGAAGAGTTTGTGACGGTGGCACCATGAATACAGCAAATCTATTTGGATTAGCTGCACCACCTCTTTTAGAAAATACTGATTTGATATCCTCTATTGTTGTAGGATTGATAGCGTTCTTTACGTTATTAATAAAACTCATATACTTTTCCTCGAATCAGCCCATACTTTATTAGCTGAAGCTTTCTTAAATTGATGACTTGGTAAAAATAATGTATAATCCCACTCCGATGCTGGTACTTGAACTAATCTAGAATCTATCTGTTTTGACAAATATCTTTTGTAACAAGGTTTAAAGAATCTCAACTTACTTGCACCTTTTAATACATTAAGTGTTATTCTTAATCTTTCTTGTGCACCGTCACCAACTTTATAGTCTAACATTGCATCAAATAATTTAGCTCTAAGTATTGGTGGAAGATAGTGTAGATTCAATCCATAGAATCCGCCTGGTGCTCTCTTAACCATAATAATCAATGGAAACCTATCGTAGTAAGGTAAAGTCTTTTTGTGTTTTGGATCATAGAAATACATATACATTCTTCCAGGCATTGTTTTAGTTGACATTTTATAGTCTTCATCTTTTAATAAACGATTACGTTGAACGGTTCTCATTCCACGAAGTTGTTTACGAAACCATGCTAGACTTTGAGTAGTATTCTTTTGAACACCAGCCCTGAATGCATCTGCTTGAACTTTATCTTTAAAAGTAGCCATATAGCTATTTATAAGATTTTATCAGACTTCTTCGGCTGTCTTTGGTGGGAAGACTGCTGTAAATATACCTGTTCTTGAGCTTGGAATCTTCATTCCAAGTACAGTTTGTGTTGGTTTGTGATAACGTGTAACGTAAGTAGCTGCAAAGTCTCCAGTAGGTATTGCACCATTTATTCCTTTATGAACAGAATCTAAAGAGTATTTACCACGACTACCTTTAAATTTAACTTCTCCAAGATGAAACTCGTCAACATTATTAGGCCCGAAAGCCTTTCCATAATCCATACCATACACAGCTTTACGAATTACAACTGGGTCTTTTACAGGTCGATAGAACATATCACCTGATACTAAACCATCAAACTCTTCAATCTCACCATCAGTGGCTGCTATCATCATTGCAGTAATAAAATCTTTGAAGTCTTTGTTTGCTTTAAACTCACCATTTGTACCTTTGTCTGTCATACCACCATATTGTTGGAAGTCCTTAGCACTCTTTCCGTCTTTATGTGATATCCATGCTACTTGGTTGTTTTGTGAATCTACAATAGAAAAGTCAGCTTTAGGTGCGTATCTTCCAACGTGTGGTGTCGAAATAATACCTGCACACTCAACTGTTCTTTTACCTATCTTTAAATCAATGGCTGCAAGTTTATCTCTTTTTAGAATAGCACTTAGTTTCTTTTGTATTCGAACTAACTCTTTATCTTCTGCTGCTGTAAACTTACCTTTTGGTTGACCACCAAAATCAGGACTCTTAAAAAAATCTTTAGGATATTGTAAAGAGATTCTTTTGCCATCAACTGTACCTTGAACAGCTGTATTGTATCCTCTTCTAAGATACTCTTTTGGTGTTATTCTCTCAACTTCTTTTTTATCAAATACAAACTCACCTTTCACGGAAAGAAAAGAACCACCATCTTTTAGTTTACTAAAAAATGTTTTTACGCGATCAGGATTCTTTGTGATGTCGGAGTGTTTCAAACGATTATATATTTCCGGCATTTTTATCTTCTCCGTTATATAGTCTTCAAACGATTTCATATCTCTATTTATATTAGATACTATTTCTTCAAAGGTGTCAATAGTTTTATTCCTGCAGCTTTCAAAGTATCTTCAGTCCAAATCTGAAACTGCCAACCACGATTCTTACAGTATTCATCTGCTGCTTCCCACTTTGAAGTATTTTTGGCATAAGTTAATACTTCTTTTAGATATGCCTTTGTTTTTCTTTTTCTTTTGGGTTCTTTTGTTTGAGCTTTAGGTTTAATCTCAACTAGATATGTTTTACCGTCTTTCATCACGATTTTTACATCAATAAAGTATCGGTGCCTTTTACGATCAGTTGCACAAACATAAGGTATTACAACTTCTTCACTTGACCACTTTACAATATTTGGATTATCATCAACCCATTTGAATACTTGTCTTTCCCATAAGCTTCGAAAAAAGACTTTCGAATGATCTCCTTCGTACTTACTTTTGTTTTTAACAGTATATCGACCACTATATGCCATAATAAATCCTTTGTTTTTCTTATAAATAGTATTATTATTTAGGAGTTTTTTATGCCATTCGGAAAAATAGGTAGCACACTTTCAGACACTTTTAGTGGAATTAAAAGTAATGTTTCTGAACAATTACAAGAAATTAGTTCGTCTTTTAAAAACATTGGTGTTGCAGGAGATAACGAAGGGCCAGACTATACAGGGCCTTTAGTATTTCCACATGCTTTAAGAAATCTTGATCGTCCTATTATATGTCTTACTGCTTTTAAAAAAGAAGGAGAAGGTGTACAACAAGAACATATATTCTTACCCATACCTAATGAATTAGCTTTTTCCGATTCTGCTGAATATAATGAAGTATCACTCGGTGCATTACTTGGTGCTGGAATGTCAGCAGCTCAACAAGGTGACGCAGGTGCTCTTCAAGCAACTAAAAAAGCTTTTGGTCAAGCAGCATCAACAACAGGGGCTGATGTATTAGAGATTATTGCAGGTAAAACAAAGTTTGCTGATCAGGCATCTCTTCTTACTCGAACAGTTTCTAATCCTAATACAAATATTGCTTTTAAGGGACATGGTATTAGATCGTTTACATTTAACTTTACAATGATGGCAAAATATGCTGAAGAAGCAGAAACAATTAGAAAGATTCATAATAGATTTAGAAGATTAACTTATGCTAATTTAAAAGATGATGAGAATAATATTCTCTTATCATATCCACCTACATGGCAAGTAAGATTTATGGCACCACAATCATCAGATGATCCATCTAATCCTGCACTTACTGCAAATGGTACAACATTAACTGAAATGAAACATATTCCTCGTATCTTTTCTTGTTATTTAACTGGTGTAAGTACAACTATTAATGACCAAGGAAATATGTATCACCCCGACAATGCACCTTTGTCTGTTACAATATCAATAACATATCAAGAAACAAGAGCTCTCAATAGAAAAGACCTTATCGATATGGAGAATGATCAACTTCAAAATAGAGGTATAGATGAAAATGGTATACCAACTGTATCTACACCTGTTCCAATACCACCTGATAATAAAATTAGTGGTAGTCAAGCTGTACAAAACTTTGCTGCTGGATTCGATTCGATTTCTAGTAAAGTTAAAGATGCATTACAAGTAAGAGCAGACGAAGCTGCAGCTGCTGCAGAAGCTGCTCTAGAATCCAAGGTTGAAGGAGAGGAAAGTTAATGGCATTTTTTAATCAATTTCCTAAAAGAACTTATGACTTACAACGAGACGGTAAAGAAATTGTAATTACTGATACGTTTCGTAATGTAGATGTAAATGAAAAACTTATTGATACAATATCTGCTTATCAATATTATACTATTAAAGATGGTGAAAGACCTGATCATGTATCAACTAAACTTTATAAAAATGCTGGATATTATTGGTCATTCTTTGTAGTCAACGATCATCTTAAAAAAGGTTATGGTTCATGGCCAATGAGTTATACACAGTTTGATGAATATATGGACGAAAACTATCGTTCATACTCTATAATGGAATTACAACAGGCAGATTTTAGTAAAGTGTCTGCAATTAGTAATTTTAC